GCTGCGGCACAGGCGAAAAACCCGCACGGAACTCTTCCAAGCTGAGGTTGTCAAACAAGTAAAGCACTGCATCACTGCTCTGCACATTGCTCTTGCGGTGCACCTGCTTCATCAGATCCTGGAAGCTGGAGCTCATTACTTCACCATCAAACACCCAGGCATGCTCCATGTGGCGGGCCATGCTCTGCATCTGCTTCACAATGTGTGGGAAGTTGGTGAGTTCCTTGCCGTTGCGAGTAAACATGTTCACACGCCCGTCTGGGTACACAATGGTGATTACCCTGACGCCATCCAGCTTATCTTCCAATTGCTTCCGGCCCGCAATCTTGCTCTGATGGTTGTTGCTGTCGTGCGCCAACTGACAAGTAAACACTTCAATCAAAAACTTTGAATTGATAGTCTTAACAACTTTATTAATTGTAGTTTCAGTAACGCCACAGCGCAAATCTTTGATCAAAATACGCCGCAGCCATCCATTCCACTGCTCCTGTGTAGCTTGTGACATCAGCGCATCAATCGCAGTGCGAGCTGCATTGCCAGTGAGCTGCCGGCTGATCAGCTGCTGAGCCACAGTGTTGAACGCTGTCCAACTCAAACCTGTGCCGCTGTTGGTAAGTTTTTGTGGTACGTCTTTAACCCCAAACGTAATAAAATTATTAAGAGCTAAGGCACATCCTTTAAACAATTCATCATTATTGTTTTCTGCTTCTCTTTTTAGAATTTCTTCTTTTTGTAAACGAGAAGAAGTAGATTCTAATTCAACAATAACTTTCCACGGAGCGTTCTTCATATTTTAATTATAGCAAACGTGAAAGAATTTGTCAACTGACATAAATATATTTGTGGTTCGCGGGATTGGCGTCCCCAACCACTCTACAGACAACAGAGGTCTAGCAAACATGAACACCGTATTGCAAAGCGTAGTGGTTTCGTCCAAAGATATATAACGTTCCATGTTCTATCCTCATTGTTTATTGTTATCTGTATGTTTACAACCATTTTAGTACGAACATTGTTGCATCTTCAGCGTGTTTGAATCTGATTAGACGATGCTGATACATCAACTGGTACCCATGTTTGCAGTGTTGCTCGCACCAATAGCTCATTCGAAACAAATCATGCCCATTGGCGGAACGGCCTAAATCAACCCTATAAGGATACTTTGGTTCCATCAGCAAGTGCCTGCCACATCAGATGCTTTTCCAAATGTGTGTGAATTTGCAGTAACTCTGCATCAGTGGGGCGAACGTAACCTTTTGTACGACACTTGGTTCTAACTTCTTTATTTAAGTTAATGAAGCGAGTGTAGAATACAGATGATTCACACACAGTACCATCTACCACTCCCCAAACTTTTTTGACACAATAGTTGGCGTAGTACGCTCGTTCGTACAACAGCGCCCAAAACCAAATTCTGCCAGTATGCAAACCTGGTTTGGTTAAGATGTAATGGTCATCAATGATCATAGTCTTAACTGTTGCTTCTACCGATACAATTCGTGCATAAATGCACAGGCTTCCTGCTCCTGCTCCTGTTCAGCATGAGCAACCTTGCTAGCACAACGGCAAGTGGGCAATTCTTCTCCGCAGCGTTCGCAATCAGCAAACTGCCGAGTGGATTGCGCAACCTTCTGCACCGGCTGTGCTGCGGGCTGTTGAACCTGCTTGCGAGCAGCGTCCTCCTGCATAATGCGCAGTATCTGTCCCGAATACTTACAGATCGAAGGTTGTCCCCGCCAGGGCTTCCAAACCAGCTTGAGCTGCTTTTCACTCAAAGTCTTGTTGGGGAACCGGATTGCGAACTCCGCCAAGCGGCTGAACCAAAGTGCATCGCCGGGCTGGAAACCTTTCTGGTTGTGATTGCGAGTCTGCTTGCTCACCTGCTCGTCCTGCGTTTGGCGCTGATACAAACGAATCAACGCACGACGCACCCAACGCTCGTCAGTAGCAAGTTTGTGGCGGATGATGTCTTCGGTGTACTGTTCCATTACTCTTTTATGATAGCAAATGTTCAGGGATGAGGTCAACCAAATATCTAAAATTTTAACTTGTTTGTTTTCAACAGGTTAAATCCAACAAATGAGGACCAAGCTGTCAATTTCATAGTCCGTTTGTGCATTACACACACGATTCAAGCTGGAATTGTAATAGATTGGCTTGATCATTCATCAAATTCAGTGGCTTGAACTTCTTGCTCACGCACAGTGCCCAAAAACAACGGCTTCGCCACCTGTTCTGCTATGGTTCTATCAGAGTATACACCTTGTAGTTTCTCGTGTGTTTCCTGACTGCCGCAGTTCCAGCAGTCTGTTGCTACCTCGTAAAAAACCAAATAAACCATTAGGATTGATCCTCCATCAGTGTTAACCAAGTTTTCAACAGTTTACAGGTTGAGGGCTTGGCGTTCCTCTGCACTCAATTTGCTCAATGCTTTTTGGCGCAACAGATACAGCCGGTTGGATTCACGCTCTGCTTCCATCAACTGCTGAAGTTCCCATTCGGCATCTTCCATGTGGGATATCAGATCCGGAGCATACTCAACCAGTTCCATTGGGAACCGTTTGGGGCTCATGTTTCTGGGGTAGGACAGCACAAAAGCCTCTGAATTTTGATCACGTTTTGCAACCAATTCGGGTCTGGAACTGTATTCAAACACCAAGTTTAGCAACCGTTTTTGATAGCTGGGCACAAATTCAGCCCAGCGAGCTTGCTCTTGCCGCTGACGTTGTTCGGCCCACTGCTGTTCTCGCTGCGATTTGGATAGTTTTGGCATGTGTTTACCCTTACTCAACTAGTGTAGCAGATAACTTTGTTTGGGTCAACCACTGCCTAAGGGCGGAAGATTTTGGCCAATGTGTATGCGATGTTCAGCCGTTCTTCCTCATCTTCCACACGACCCAGCTCAGCAGCAGCTTGCACAACGTTTGTGACATAGTGTGCAGGGACTCCTTGCTCAGTCAGCCAGGCTTCAAAGTCCTGATCAAAGGTTCGGTTTTTGGCCAAACGATAGTGTGTTCGTTCCCAGCGATAGAAACCACAGCGAACATCGTGTTCAAACCTGCCAGTTTTGGTCATTTAGTGGCGCCTTGTTTCAATAGGAGAAATGTGTATGCTGCTGGGTTGCGGGGTTTTCCGTATGCATCATGTGACACCATGTCGACACAGGAAGGGCAGAGAAATCCCCTAATCCCATGATAATTGTTGAGTTCCCACCACTGGCCGGGTGTTTTTTCTTTAGTGGTTTTACATCCGTCGCAGGTTCGCATGTTATGATTCCATGTACTTGAGCATGAAAAAGGTAAACTTTTCAGGCTTCACAGGTACTCCAGCTGAAGTATGACGCACCATTCCCCAACATTTAGAGCAGACATAACCGTTGATACCATAGTATCTATCAAGATAATGCCACCGACCAAGTGGTTGTTCATTGGAGTTTTTGCACCCAACGCAGTAAATTATCACATCATCTCCAGCAGCTGATTGTGCAGCAATTGAACTTCATCGGCTTCCAAATAAAAATCAGTGGTGGGGTCCCAGTATTGGCCCGCAACAGTGTCATAGTACACAATACGTCCGTTGCCAAACACAAACGGCCCTTCCAGACCTTTGCGGGGACCGTATCCTTTCAAAATGTCTTCAGTGCGACCTAACACACGATAGCTCATATCAGTAGTGTAGCAATTGATATACCAAATGTCAACCAACAGCGTTTTACTGGCCGGTCATAGTATACCAAGTCAGCTGTTCAGGTTGGATTTTTATCAACTTGCCAACGGGATAAACAGTAAATCTGTCAGACGAGCTCTGTTGAATTCGAGCATGTTTAACGTGAAGTAAAGCTACAATTCCAATAAATGGTTGATCACTCATCACAACAACTGGATCTCCCGTTGACAATTCCTGATTTAAAAAATCTCTCATTTGATTTAGAAATCAAGCGTGGATCATGCCAAATTTTTGTCGGAATTCAGCATAATCGACGATGCGCACAATGCGATTAAACAAAGACCAAGCGTCCTCTAGCTGAGTGGGGTCAAAGTCTCGTTCCCACCCAGTGTCATCTGCACCCCATACACTCACTCGCCATTGGTTCGTTGGCCATAACTGGCTCAACCTTACACAAGCCCATTGGTCAGGGATATGCCTCCATTCCGTTTTAAACGCAGGATGCAGGTCAATTTCACAAGGCACCAACTTGGTTATTTTAAGTTGGTTCGTTACTGGGTTTTCCAGAAGTTTTAGAATTTCATCATGAAACACGGAGTGTCCTTAGATTTTCTCAGGAGTGTCAGCGTACATATACCAGTCTGGCACAGTGGGTTTGTTGTTCTGTGCATTGAACTCAGCAACAAACGAGTCAGCTTGCTCTTTGGTGTCAAATACTTTGGTCTCGTCTACACGCTGACCCCAACCACGTTCACTTTCGATAATATTGACTTTCCAACGCTTCATATTTTAAGTGTAGCAAAAGGCAAGTCAGTTGTCAACCACTATTCACCGCTTGCGAGCTTATACCAAACCATTTGCTCAGACAAAATCTTTACCACGCGATTTGGGGGTTGTACCACAGAGTCTCTGCGGGATTTGGAAATTTTGATGCGAACATTCTTGTCAGTAAATGCTATAATTTCACCCACTTGAAAGGTGC